TTCTCATCTGAGAACTATATGTTCTTACTACTTTGAGCATAATATCTAATTTACCGCTAAACGTAGCGTTAAGGTTATCCATTATTGCCTGCAAATCAGCATTCAGTTGTTGTCCGCCCTGTTGTAGTATCTGCGACATTACTTGATTCGAATCTCTCAAGGCTTTTTCACGTTCCTCGCAAGCCTTAACAAACTCATCCTGTTTCTTTCTTTCTGCTTCAATCTGAGCCTCAAGCTCCCTCCGATATTGCTCCCTTTGCAGTTCCAGCTTCAAATCGTTAAATGCTTGCTGTGCTTCAAGCACCCGTTGGTTAGCTTTTTCGACTCTTTTACGTGCGTTTTCGACTTCTTCTTGGGCTTGGCGAACGGCTTCGGGGTCAGCGATGTAAGTCCAAACACCATTCTGGAAAATCCGAACGTTTCTCTCGTTCTGGACGTTAGCAAGTTTTGTCTGTGCCTTTTCTAGTTCTTGTTGGGCCTCTTGTTGAGACCGCATCGCCTCCTCTATATCTTTCTGTGCTTGCAGAATCCGGTTCTGCCGTTCTAGTTCTTCATTTTCTTCATTAAGCAAGTCTATTTGTCTCTGTATGGCTTCAATACGGGCATCACTAGCTGTCTTAAATGCTTCTTTTTGAGATTCAATAACCTTAATTTGCTTGTCGATGGCTTGTTCGATAATACGTTTACCAATATCCACAATTTTCTGTTGAAGTTCTAGTCTATCCTCATAAAGTAAATTGGTCTGTTTTATGCGACTGTATAACTCAAACTGTTGCTGTAAACTTATTTCGCCGGAATCAACCAACTTATCTACAATTCTGGACATTTCCCTATATTGTTCGGAAGGCATGGCTCTTTGAGTCCGTTCAATACTGAACCATTCCTGTTGTAACTGTGCCATTTTTTCTTTTACGTTTTCGATTTCATCCCCGAGTCTATTATAAGCTTCTTGCCCTTCAGATGTCCTAGTATTAAGAGTTTTTTGTCTGGACTCAAGAGTAGCCAAAGCATTCCGATATAACTCTATTTCCTTCTTAATGCCTATCTGCTTGCGTTCCAGAATCTCATACTCCTGCGATTGTTTTTGTAAACCAAGAACATAATCATTAAGGCTCTTAGCTGAAGTTAAATACATGTCTCTTTCTGCCGCAAGCATATCGAGACTACGTTGCAAAGAAGCATTAAGTCTTTCTCTAGCGTTTACCGCGGCCAATGTTTTGTCTATAAAATCTTCGAGCCAATCAGTAGAAGATATGCTACTACCGCCTTTGCCTGTTGCTGGTGCTGAACCTATATACCCCCCTCCACCCGATGGAGAAGCTGGTGTTCCGATATCTTGTATTTGGGATTTTAGCTCTCTTACTCGTTTTTGAGACGTCTTAAGACTCGCTTCCGCTTTCCGAAGAATTTCATTTTGCTTCTCCACTTCCTTCTGAGCTTCGGCTAGTGCTTTGCTATCCCAAAATTCTCCGCCAGGTAAAATATTGTATTTGCCCTTTAAAAAGAAAGGCGTATACTGATACCATTTACCACCAGGAAGTACGGTCTTGTAAGCCTCTATTTCTTTATTTAGAATTTCTAACTTAGCAATCGCCGCTTTTTTGACTGCTTCCAATTCCCGTTGCTGGTTCTGTTCTGTCGCTATAGCTTTCTGTAACTCTTTCTTTTGTAATTCATCAATCTTGGCTATTATCATGTCAATTGTTGCAGTGCGTTTCAACCCAGCTTCCTGTGCTATATCCGCAATTAAACTTTCTGTCTCCGCAAGTTGTTGCTGTATCGTCTTCGCCTTTTCACTGTTTTTGTTTTGTTCTGCAAGGGCTTTTTGTAGCTTATCTCTTCGTTCTATTAAATCCTGTAAGATTCGCCGCTCATTTTCCCACTCTTGAGCATTCTGACGATGCTTTAGTATTTCGTCATCGTATTGTTTAATTATCCTTTCGCTTACATCTGTACTTTCTTTTACTGCATCGTTAGCCCTCCGAGAAGCATCTATCAGATTCTGCATCTCCTGACGGTTGATCTTTATAGATTGCGTCTGTAAATCAAAACCGTCTACTAGTTCTGGCAACGATTTTGCTATTTCGCTATTTAAGTCCTTTAATTCTCCCAAAGTCTTGGTATATTCGGGAGTTCCTTCTTTTAGTCCGCGTAGTTTATTAGTCAACCTATCATATTCTCCCGCAAGCCTCTCAGCTATTTGGCCGTGTTCTTGTAATGCATCATTCGCTTTGTTTACCTCGCGGACAATAGTTCCTATGGCGGTTCCTGCTACTGTAAGCCCAAGTCCCCAAGGACCTCCGAAAAATCCCATTAAACGTCCGCCAATTCCTTTTACAGTGGAAGATAGTAATGTTGTAGCAGTGGCTATTGAACCAATACCTTTGGCTGTTTTAGTTATTTCGCCAACACCTTTCGCTAATCCGCCAATACCGCTTGCTCCTAAAAACATTCCCAAAATTTTAACGGCAGCCGTTACTTCAACCACAGTTATAATAAACGTTTTTAAAGTATCGTTAAGACTGTTAAACCATTCAATTGCACTTGTAGCACCTTCAACAAGGGCTTTGAGTTCGTTCAACAAGCCAGTATCTCCTAAAGCCACAGCCAGTTGCTCTGCTGCCGCTTTAAGTTGCTGATACTGTTTGTCCAAGGTCTGCATAGTGCGCTCGTTTTCTCTCATCGAATACCCAAGCGCATTTTCTTGAGCAATCAGAACTTCATCGATTTTACTCCAATTTTGAAGCAAAGAAATTAGGTAATTCCGTCGGTAAATACCTGCGGCAGCTTGAGACAAGTCTCTTTGCTGAATATCCGTCAACTGCTTCTGCATGCCTACAACTTCAGCTAGTTCTTCGGAATACAACCCCGCCTCTTCTGCCGCCGCTACAAACATATCTCTTGTAGCATCGGACATTTTGGGCCAACGTTTGGCTAAGTCATCAAAAATTTCAATTACGTTTCTAAACTGAGTTCTCGTTTTATCCGTGAATATCGCTATGCCTTCTTTTTCAAACGCCTCAATAGACTTCGGCCTTTGAATGAAGGATAAAATCGAGTTGAGTGCATTACCGACTTCCTTCCCTGTTCTTCCCGAAGCCTCACGCATTGTGGTAAGAATAGCTATCGTCTGTTCCAAACTCAACCCCATAACCTTGGCCGCACCGGAAGAACGGAGCAAGCCATCTACAAGGTCTTGGGAAGTTATCGCGAAATCATCTGCTACCTTGTTTATTTTATCAATGGTCGGCAAAAGCTGGTCGGCAGTAAGCCCCCATTGTGCCATAATTCCTATAAGTGATTGAGTAGCCTGTTCTGCGTTTAACTCCGCCGTGTTAAGCGCAAGAAGTGATGCTTTAGTCAATTCTAAGGTTTCGTTCATGCCATATCCGGCCTGCGCCCACCTTATAGCTATATCGCTTACCTGCACCCAACTGGTTCCGTATTCAATCGCCAGTTTTTGCAGCTCATCCCGCATCCCTTTAAAATTAAAAGTAGCATCTTCGGTGACGCGGGCTATGGTAGTCATCTGTTTTTCAACTTCGTTTATAGTCGAAATAGTTTCATTCAATGCGGCAGAGCCACCAATTAATAATGCACCAGAAGCCAACCAGGACAATCGGCGTTCCATTAGCCCCGCAAATCCCTTTGGTTTTTCCTCAAAGGCAGCGCGTCTTGCCTGCATATATAAAAGACGTTCCTGTTCAACCTGTTGCTTAACTGTAGCAAGTTCTTTTTGTGCCTCTTGCAAGGCTATTTTTTGTCTTATAGCACTTTCCTGGGCTCTTATTCTCGATATTTCTGCCTCATTTTTTGCGATAAGGGCTGTTTTTCTAGCTTCGCTTTGTTGGAGAATAGCCTGTTCTTTAGCCTGGGCTTGCTCTAATATTGCCTGAGCCCTGGCTTGTTGCGCCGTTAAAGGGCCAGTAGTATCCCCAAATGTGGTCTTTTGAAACTGTTCCTGAATCCGTCTCGCGGATTCGGCAGCCATTCTTTCTAAAGTCTGAAGTTGTTTTGCTGCATCCGATATACCAAATACCAGATTGGCTATAATCTTGTTGGTGAAATCTTCCACACACAACACCTGCCTTTTTCACTTTTAACAAAATGAAAAGGGCAGGTGTTACCCCGCCCCAAACAGCGACATCAATTCGCGAACGTCTTTTTCTGAATTAACCTCTACCTCTTCTTCTGGTTTATCTCCCGCACCATTCATCTTGGCGATAGCCTTAGCTAGCCATCCTGCCTGTTTTAATGTCATCTCGCCAACTTCTTCAAAGGTGCGCCCATATACAACGAGTAAAGACACAAGTTCTGCTAAGTCTTTTTTCCAAGCGGTATAATTTATATCATCTCGCCGTTTTTCCATCCTAAAGCCGCTTTGTTCGCAGAAAGAAGGACAATATTTCTTCGACTTCCGCCAAATCAAGTTTTTTAATCTGTTCTAAAGGCATAGTACCACGAAAAGCCTTTTTAATAAGTTCATACAGGGCTTTTTTTCTGGCTTCGTAGGTCTTATTGTCCTCGTCCTTGAACTTAATGAAATTCAAAGCTATGTCGGTTGTTATCACTTTGCCCAACAATTCCCCAACTTCTTCCATGTCCTTAAGCATGGCCGGTTTAGCTTCGTATTCAACGCCATCAACCGTATATTTCTTGCCTTTTGCAAATACCTCGCTAAGTTCACTCACAGTTTCGCCCTCCTTTGATTTTTACCCCTCCTGTATCAACTAACCAACAAAAAAAGAATAGGCCCAACCTGCGGAGGGGAACAGGTCGGGCCTACCTAACAATTCAACTAAACTCTAGCAATGGCAAAGTCTATCATCTTCTTATCGGGACGGCCTGGGTCAAGAATCTCAAACTCAAGAGCATGAGTCGCAGCAGTACCACGCGCACGATTAATTTCCATTGTGCCGTTGGCTTTCGCGCGGTAAATGGTGGTCGTTAGCTTCATATCGTTTCCAGAGGCATCCTTAAAGGTCGAGACATGCACTATCTGGACAACAGGAATTTGCCCGGTGGTTAGAACCGAAGCCAACGTACCGTCTGTCACGGTATATTTGTAGTCTATCAAAATGTTTTTGCCCGCATCGGCAGACGCAAAAGTAAGCGTTCCATTCGCATAACTGAACTGCCCAGTAGTCGGAGTAGTAGTAACTTTGGTGAACTCTTGCCCGGTATCCGCATAACGGACTTTAACGCTTGTTTCAATGGCCTTAGTCTTATTTGCCAAATCAACTGTATACNGAGTACCCGATGGGATTGTCTTTGCTTCTCCCATCACTTGGACTTCAGTTGTACCGTTAGGGGTTACGGTAGCCCCCATTGCGGCCTTCAAAAAGTCCGGGTCGAATTCGTTGTTGGTGAAAGAAACGGTAGCAGTGCGCTCTTTGTCGATTGTATCAAAGGGATAAAGTCCATCACCGCCGTATATCTTTTCAGTGGGGAAATTCAATGACAATTTCATGTCACCGAGGCGCAACAGACGGGCAACGGTGGAGCCATCGCTGGCACTGGTAATAATAGCCTCGCCAACGCCCTTAATAACAAAAGTCTTGGAAGGTGCAGTCATTGGGTTTATCACTCCTTTTCCTTATTTTTGTAGAAAAACAAAAACACCGCCGAACAGCGGTGTCGCACTAAAATTATTAAGTTTTTAAGAGTATTACTGTATCTGTTCACCTACTTTGAACCGCAAGACGTGTTTTTTTATCCCCGAAACCCCTGAAGTGTCGGTAAAAGAAGTCTGAAACTCAACAGGCAACGTTGCCCCTGATAATTGGATGTAGTGCAACAATTCTCTAGCCCTTTCGCCTATCCTTAAAACCCCGGCTTTGGTCGTTGCTGATTTCACACCAGTTGAGGAATTGGAATAAATGGCAACTTCAAACATTGCATCATATATTAAGTCATTAACTTTGGATCTTACTCCGGGCACGGGATAAATACAGGCCAAAGGAATGTTGTCTACACTAAGCCCATTTGGTTCCATTTCCTGTTGAATCTTGGCTATTTTCTGTGAAACAGGAGAAGAAGGAACAAGCCCGAAAAAATCGAGGAATGCGGCATCGGAAGTTAACACCCCCCAAACCGCATTCACGATGGATAAATCAGACAAGGGCATCACCTGCCATCGGTAATGTACTTGTAAAAAGGAAAAGTCTGTACAACATTTAACAACCTTTCCACCACATAAGGACGACTTAACTGCACTATTTCTCTAAGCCAGTGTTGGGGTTCTCGCGGTGGAAGCCAGCGCTCCAAGTTAAGCCCTTCCATCCTACCGCTGGAATACTTAATTTCATTGTCGAGATTAATATAACTTCCTTTGGGACGGCCGCTGATTGGGTGCCCATACGGGAACCTGGACGGGTTATAATATTTTGATTGAGTATAAGTTTCCCATGCGGGGTTTGACTCATCTGCTAGCGAACCAGAACCCCATTCAGTGGTCAAAGCCCCAATACCACCAGCCCACACAGTTCCAATTACCTGATTGCCAATTATTTTAATCTCTTTACCAATCATATCCCGCCTTACTTCAGGAGGAGCCTTCGCCTGCACTTGTGCCCAAAGCCAGTCGGTGAGAATTTCAATCTCGGCAAGATAGACCTTGTTCAAGTCATCTACCATTGCCTTAATATCAAATTTAAACATAGCTACCCACCAGCCCACACGGAAAGTTGCAGACACATGCAACCGGGAATTTTGAAACGGTCGATGTCGTCTATACGGTAAACATTCCCCGCAATTATCGCTTTATCCAGCAAAGCAACGGCAGGATTGTTTTGTGCTGTGACTTCAAGCACTGTTGACGGGTTATAACCGGGATCTTTTAGCTTCATGCCTGCGGTTACAACTTGCGTATGACAAGGTACATTGGAGATAATAGTTGTTGCTGAGGTTCCAAGCAGGTTTCCTTGTGAATCGTAAACAGGAACTTCTCGCGTCACGGTAATTGTCGAGTTACATAACAACCCATGCCCGACAATGCAAATCTCCTGCCCGTATACCACTTGTTTCTTTGAAACCACACAAAGAAACGTTTCTAGTCCCGCTTGCACCAAATCCCCGGTCGTCAACCCGCTTTCCAAGAGGGCCACTATCATTCTCTTGTTGTGAACAGAATAATCAGAAAAACTTCTCCCTATCCTGCCAATTATAGCCTTGCCTGTGTACGTGGTGCCTTGTCTTGGAATGCTTATGTTAACACCATGATTCAAGATGTGGCTATATTTCTGTTGGTACATTAGATACCACTCCCAAAGGCGAGTAAGCCGTGGCAGGTTCACCCGTAGCCAGAAACAAATTAGCCCCTGCTTTTTTGCTTAGTTCAATTTCTTTCTTCTCCCAGTCAATTTCCTGTAGGCGGTAGGAATAGCCCGTCTNGTCCGATTCCTGAAGTTTTATTCGTTGGGACATACTTGGGCACATCATAGCAGCAAGTTGAAAAATAGCNGCGGATTGTATCAACTCCCAAGAAGTACCNCCGCTCAACTTATAGGCCGTCCATCCTGGGCACTTGCTTTTTATTATTGTTTCAGCCTCTAAAGCTAAATCCTGAATGTCGGCATCTGGCAAGGTTATGGTGTCTGTTGAGTTCAACCCCAACCGCATTCTAACTCTACTCTCATAGCCAACAGGCAAAATATCATTTGCCAACCTATCACCCCCTTAAATGGGGTAGGGGAGGGATGTCCCTCCCCTTTTATAACTAAGCATTGGTTTGCAAGGTCTTAACGGCTTGCGGGAAGAACACGGCAAAGCCCACTACCTGAGACAGAGCTATGCGTTCAAACTGGGTATTGATAAGCCTGTCAGTTTCGACAATATCTGCCCCTACTTCATTGATTTGTTCGAGTGCATAGCGCGGGTCGATGGTCAAGACTTTGTTGGCAATATCACTGTTGTTGGGCAGGTAAACCAACCGCATCGGCCCGAACAAGGGCTGTGCAAATTCGGTGCGTCCAGCCGTCAACCCGCCTCCCTGTTGAAGCAATGCCAACAAAGAAAGCGGATCTACTGTAGGGAATTGGATGGACAGCACCTTGATTATTTGAGTCTCATCAACAATGGATGTAGTCCCTTGATACGGATAACCTTTGAGTCGGTATTTTGTCCAAGAAGCATAGTCAATAGTGCCAGCAGTACCGCCCAAATCTGCCGCTAAACGATAGTTGGTAGCAGCAGTATTCGGGTTGCCATCGCCGTTTACCAACACACTAACAGCCGTATTTGCCAAGTCAATCCCCGTTTGTAGTAGGATGCCTTGAATCAGCAACTGTAGCATATCAATTCTCATCCGGCGAATAGACTCATAAGAAGCCTTAATAAGAATACCCTTCTTGTAAAGTTTTACAGTGTTTTCATGGTTAGCGATGGTAGCTTCGGGCAACTCGGTGCCTTCGGCAACACGCTTCTTCTGAGTTCCAGAAGTTTGCAAATCGACATAGAAAGTACGATAAGCATTGCCTTCAATCGGGGTACGAATCGCCACCAGTTCATTCAAAATATCAGAAGCCAGAAGAGCCTGCCGTGCAGTACGGTTAATAAATTCAGGGAAAAGTACGCTGCTCGTACCCGTGCCAATAAAGAACTTCTCTACCTTGTCGGCATAAATCCCTTTGTTGGGGTCACTCTTTACCTTGATGCCAGCTCTAAACAACTGGCGTTCAAAAGCATCCATCTTGCCGAGAAACGGGTCGTGTGAATAGTTTTCGGACGGGTCTTCCTTTTCAAGAAACTGCGAAAAAGTTAACCCCTGTTCATATGCGGCCCTATACAGATTAAGGCCAGCAGAAAGGTCAATCCCTAGATATCCGTTAGCTTTGGTTTCAACCATCTTGTTCCTCCACTCCTTTACGTGTTTTTAGGCAGTTAATGTTTGTTGACAAAAAACTAAGGTGTACCAATCAGTACAATGGCTTTGTGATTGACGGGATCGACAGCAATGGCCCTTACGCCAGTACAGGTAGAAGCCTTTGCACCCTTGCCGGTTCCATCGCACTGCACCCAGTTTCCGACCTGCACCTCATTGGTCGCAACGGCATCATGCACAATATCAATCTCAACATAACCGGCATCTTGTACAGCACCAAATCCATCCGCCTCGTATACCCTGAGAACGCCTATAGGAGCATCGTCAGAAACACCCAACCCCCATTCTCCGTTGGCAGTTACAGCACCCAACTTGCCCACATCTAAAGCGGTAACTCCAGCCTTAAGATAATAGGTCGATAGATGTTCACCAATACCGAGAAATTGTGCTTTTACATCAGCATAGGTAGCCAATATTAACACCTTCCTTTCAGGATGTTTGGATTAAATTATCTCCCCACGTAATAGAGTTTGGGGTCTTTAGGACATTCAGTTTTTACCTTGGAATCAAAAGGCAAATCAAAATTCGCGTCTTGTGTGCGTCTAATCACCCCCAACTGAGACAGAGCTTTTTGCTCCCATTTTTCACCCATAGCCTTGATTTCATCAATCTCAAGGGCCTCAAACATCTTGCGGTATTTATCTTCTTCGAAGTCATTGCCAAAGGCTCTTACTCCAGATTTGAGGGCAGATTCGATAACATCTTCCCGATACTTCCTGCCAAGTTCGGCAAGCAGTGATAGTTCATCTATCTTGGTTTTTAATTCGATGTTCTCTTTCATCACAGAATCAAAGCTGGCAGATAATTCTGCCAATTGCTGTTCTAATGCCATCCTTTCCTCGTCTGTCACCTGTCCCTTACCCCCTTTCATGGATTTTGCTTTGAGAGTTTCAGGCAAAGTCCCATCGAGTGCATCCCGCAACAAATGAACGTGTCCTGCGTCCAAAAGTGCCTTCACGTTCTCTTTGTGCTTCTGCACCAACTTTGCCCTTGTCCACCCTTCCGGCAGTTCCTTTTCTGCGTACATCATGTGATACAACCGATCCAGCTCGACTGGATCTCGTGCAAACTCTCCTTCGATGTAGAACGTCGCGGAAGTGGACGATAGACAACAAAAAACTGGTGAATTTTTGTCCACCAGTTTCAGGTCTGCTATATTGCTAAAACTTTGCTTCTTAGATGTGTTAAATCTTTCTAGTGGCTTACCCGTTAGCACCCCCGCATCGGGATAAGCCCCAGCGCAAACAATCGAATTTTCAATCATCATGCTGCTGTCAACCATTGGCGGAGGGGCAGGTTTAGCTGTAACATAGCACTGTCTCTGTTTACCTTCTACCTCATAAATTTGGCCGGGCCAGTGCGAGCATTTTTCAAAATCCCGAATATCATTTCCGCAAATCGAGCATTCACTGAATCCCCAAGTTACTGAAACCGAAGAATCATGGAGAACACCAGTAACAATCTGTTGGTGAATGTCATCCGTGGTAAAATCACCGATGTAAGTTTTTGCCCCTTTGGGCATATACATAGTGCCTATTAGTTGCCGCTCGCCTTTGCTGTCTGTGATTATCTGCCCGTCAAAGAACCGGCCAAATGGTATCGTTACATTGCCAACCGGCAAACTCCCAAAGCTATGGTCAGCAATTTGAACAACATCTCCGTTTTTGATGTTGTTGAGGTAAATCTGCAACAGTGAATCGTCAAACCGCAAGGCCCTTGATGGAATCGGGGTTGTCCCCAACAACGTAAACGAATGAATGTAAACATCATCTCGTGTCAGTGGCGTTTTTGTAAATCGATTAATCAAAGACATTTGCTCATCCGTTATCTGTTCGGAAGAAATATAAGCCATCGATAACGATTCATCATCTTTGTTGGATTTTCTAAACCTGTCCATCTGCTTTTGAGCAACCGCTCTAACCTTTGGTTTGTCCTCTTCAGGAATGTTTGACCCATCAATACGAGCCAATGCATTCTGCACGGCATTATGCACTACATGGGGCCTACCGTTCTCAATCCTCACATACGGGAACTTGAATTGCCCAAAATCCTTGAGTTCTCCTTCTTCATGCCAAAAGTAGGCTTTCCGATATTTTTGCCAGTCTATTTTCTCTTTGTCACCCGATCCATCAGTTGAAGCCCACTTACGAATGCCCTGTTCAGCTTCATCGGCGTCCCATTCCCACCTTTCAGATAAAGGAAAATCATGATACGGTTCGGCAGGCATCTTTTTCACCTCCAGGTTGGTTTATTAATTTGGTACAGTCGCTTATCACCATTTTCACCGGGTCACCGCCATAAGTGTTTAATAAAATAGCTTTTTTGATTTGCTCAACCGTCAAATCACGTTTCGCTTGTTTGACTAATTCTTCTATGTCATAACTCACAAAAAATCACCTCTTCTTGCCTTTCGGAACTACGGCAGGTTGTGGCATTGCATTTTTCTTCTTCTTTTTACCCTTGCCTTTCTTTTTGGAACCCAACCTAAACACTCCTTTTCTTATTATGTCGCTGGCGGAGAACCATGCCTTGGAATGTCTAATCCGCCTTTTTGTTCCTCACGCTTTTTGCGTTCTTCTATCAACTGTTGCCAATCGGCAGGCAAACCGATAAGCCCAAGGTTGGCACGGTGCAGTTGTGTTTCTTCAAGATCGGATATTGCTCCGCGCAACCTAGCCGCAATAATCACGTCCTGCAAAGTCTGTTTTTCAGCCACAATTTGTAGGTCAGAACGTAAATCAACAGGCATAAAGGAAACGTCAACAAATCCACGAATACCCTCAAGGTTCAGAGCCATCGTAAAAACCCGTTCCAGAATGCGCTCAACGTTCTTTTGTAACGATTCAATGCCACGCGAATATAGCTTCAGTTCGGCGGCATACCTTTCTCCGCCAACCGATGTATCGGGCCTGCCAAGAATCGTACCTAGTGTTTTTAGAGAAGCAGCTAGGCTCCGTTCAATAACTTGTATAACGCTTTCCGTCCTTATCATCTGCCCGGTTCCACCTTTGCCCACCAAATCCATCTCTAAGGCATCGGTGGTAACCAGAATATCATCGGGATTGAGATTTTGCAGTTGCGATTCTATGTCGCTTTTAATCCGCATCACCCAGTCGGTAAATTTAGCCGGATCCATGCGAACAAAATCGGGCGCGTTGTTGCGTATGACCTCTTCAAGCAATTTCGCATGAATGCGCGGATAACCAACCTGATGCAAAGCAGCCTTCAAATCCGATAAAACCTGTAATTGAAAAGCCACAATTGCAGGCACAGAAGCCAAGGGGTTGCGCCCATAGGGGTCATCAATTGCTTCATCTACTGCCTCGATAAAAATCGTCGGATAATCAAGAGAAACATATCCATTTTGTCCTTGTAAACCCTGCCATTGGTAGGGTATGATGCGTTTAGTCTTGGGGTCTGTCTTGTAGTAAATAGTGCCTGTATCAAAAGCAACTATGCTGTGCATCCGCGCATTGGCATCTAGAACTAATTCGCATCCCATCGCGCCACGCAACATCGCATTAAGCAATAACTGTAGAGAAAGTTTATCTATCCCCTGTGAGCGTTGAAAACTAGTACTGTCTGTGGGATGATTTAGTTTCCAAACCATTTCATCAAGGACTCTTTGTGCACGCTTACTTTCTGTTCCGTCTGGATTTTTAGCTTTGAACTGTATATCCGTATTTGCCACCCTGAGAAACTGCCAAAGACTAAGACTAACTTCAGGATGAACCACAGACAGCATATCCAATAAGTCATTTAAGGAGTAATACTTAAACGTTGTTGCATCTATGCTTCTAACGTGTTCCCACTTTCTTGGCAAAAAAGCAAATGGGCTATATGCCCATTGTTGCAATTGATTAGTTTTGGCTACACCTGCTGTCACGGGTGGTGTTGCAATATCTGGAGAACGAGCATTTCTTATGCTGCTAAAGATTTTTAGTAATTTCAATTTTAGTCACCACCCCTTTTACCAGTTCGTTTTCACGCCACTTATCATGGGCATCAAAGTGTGTTTGGATTGGCCTTGTCTTTGGGTAAATAACTGCACTGCCATATGCAACGCATCTGCTTGGTCGTCATGTTTCCACATGCCCAGAAAAATTAATTCCTGAATCAATGACTGTTGGTTTTTGCCAAACTTGATATATCCATTACGAATCATTGGTTCAAGCGATTTTATCCTCGTCTCTTTATCGCCAGTCGGCTTAGGTTCTGTTACAACGTTGATATAAACTCCAGCTTTTGCAGATTCTTTGCGTAAGTCATCCGCAAGCAGGTCTTGAAACTGAACAGCCTCAACGTAGACCTCTTGATAATTGAATCGTTTCTGTTTTTCGATTAAATCTTGAATAATCTGTGAGGGCCTGCGAATTTTGGCATCGCTCTCAACTACATATAAATAGCCATTTTGGTCTTGTGCAATGGTAACTATAGCTGAAGGGTCAGCTTTATCAGATTTCCCAAGTGATGGGTCTAAAGCCGCTTTAACCACACACTCCTTTAAATCGGGCAGATCTTTATCATCGTAATAATGAAAGTCCTTGTCTAAAATCCAAGCGTTTGTTTCGTCCAAAGGCTCATTCTGTATCTCACAGTTAAACGCCAATATTCCTGTATCGACAATTTGAAGTTGATAGTCATAATAACTTATACGCTCAGGCCATATCACCTGAGTCCCAGCCAGCATCTCTTGTTTGTGCTTTTTAAAAAAATCTTTTGCCTTCTCTTCTCGCCTTTCATCTTCTAAGTTTGTTATTATTTCTTGCCATTTCTCCCAAAGTTTTGAATTAGACCACTTAATGATACCTTTGTACTTCTTAGTTTTAAAACGTCCCTTTTTGAAGATATTGTTCAAAAGCGAGTCATAATGAAGGATTGTACCGATAATTGTTATGTCCGTTTTTTCGTCACCAAGATACGAAACAGCTCGGTCAAACCAATCCTTCTTTTTGCGTCTTTGCTCAGGACTTTTTACTTCTTCATCATCCTCTATGTCATCCAGAATGACCAGATCTGGGCGGTAGTTTTTGTACCTTATCCCGCGAACAGCCCCACCACTGCCACGGGCCATAATAACACAACCGTTTTTTAAGTGAACTTCATCCACCTTCCAAATAGTGCCTTTAACGTCTTTGAAATCTTCAAGCAAATATTCATTGGACTCTAGTTCGTTCTTTAAAGACTCAAATATCTTTATAGCCATCGCCGAACTCGCACTAAATACAACAATAAACTTCTTTTTTTTGTAAAGAGCACACCAAATCGGGAATATCAAAGACCATAAAGTTGACTTAGCGTGTCCCCGCGGTGCAGCAATGGCTATCTTTTTACCACCTCTACTTTTTGCCAAATCCTGCATCATGCGATACATCTCGCGGTGAAACTTCGGAACTGCATATTCGAGATAGTCAGGGAAATAAGCCCTTGCGAAAAACTCAATATCCTCCGCAGCTAAAAGTTTCCGTAGTCCCTTAGACCCAGTTAAAGGCAATTCTGATTCTGGTGTATCAAGTATTATGTCTACTTCTTCAGAAGAATAATGTTTCGGCAAGTATTCTTCCACCAAAGAAGCAAGATATTGTTCGTATTTCTTGCTAACCAATTTATCACCACCAGAATTTACAAAAAGCCCCACCTCATAGGCAGGGCTTGAGTCAGGCTAAATTATCTGGGGCCGCCTAGAGGATTCGAACCCCTGACCCGATGCTTACAAGGCACCTGCTCTACCAATTGAGCTAAGGCGGCATTTGTTTGCCGTTGTTAAGGGACAACGGCAAAACCCTCCATGCATGGAACTAAACTAAGCACCGCCATTGTCTCGCAACGGCGGGGGGGATATAAGCCCGTGATTAAGGCCCACAGGCGAAGCCACTACTACTGTAAAGTAACTATTAACATTGCAACCTCAAGGCAGATCCTTTCCTCCCAGGCGCACAATCCTCCAAGTCGGTGGCCAGCCGATTTTTTTCACCCGTTAATAGGCGACGGGATTGTCTGGTCCGCCTTGTCCCGAATTTTTGGGACGACCTGCCTATCCTTTTATCGGTTGCAAACATTAATCTTTTAAAATTCAATCTTAGCCCACAGTTTTTCTTTACCGCATAAAGAGCAAACTTTTTTGTAAACAGTAAAGAAAGTGTCATCCTGTAAAACATACTTCCATTCGTATTCATGGTCCGCTTTCTTATTTGCAACTTTCTTTTTCCTCTTCCTGTAGGGCATTTCTTCGTCTAAGAACATCCTGTATTTAGGCTTTTCTATCCCTAATTTCTTATCAAATTTACTCACAATACCACCTCCACTTGAAGGCGGCATTCCCCCTTTCTCTATCTTTTGGCTTCACATATCTTGCCATCGCAGACGTAGCACTGCGCTGTCGGCATGGTCAGCAGGGACAGAAAAAGTAAACGTGTTTTCGCCGTTGAGTTTTTCGGTGTGAACGGCGTCGAAGTAGGGGCAGGCCGTAGCCGGCGCCGGCGGTGCTTCATCCGGAGCCGGGTACTGCGGCTGGAGGAAATATGCTTCCCCTGCCGGCCAGGCATAAGTTGGGTTAGTATCCGGCTTGAGAATGGCTTGAAGTTGCTCGTTTTGATTGAAAATGTAGAGCATCTTATCACCTCAAGAGAGAAGCCGGGGAATCGCCCCGGCCTNNTTAATATTAAATATTTTAGAAATATCTTCGATCTGATTCGCGCTATCGCCACCCGTTAGCTACGCAATTAATACCTTCGCCGCCCGCTGCCCATCCGGGCCGTCAAAGGGTAACTTCAGCGTAGTGTACTGGTCAACCGGCAGCGGTTGGTTGCTGGCATACGCCGCCGCTATCTCCGCATCCGAACGGGCGACGGAGGAGATGCGGAGGTCGTCGTAAAGGGC